AGACGATAGAATACAAGACGATAGTAAAACCAAATAACTGTGAAATTCCAGACAAGGCAAAAAAAAGCGACATAGGAAATGCCGCTGAGGTTATAAACTACTATAGAAGGGAATGGGTCTTTAAATACAAAGCCTGCCTTGAGTCATTAAGCTAATCCAAAACTGAGAATCTTGTGACCCATTAGGTTGGCTCCCGAGGTTTTCTTTACATCCGTATAATCCACCACTATATTCTTTATCTCCTTCATTCCGAACTGCCTAAGCTCAACCAGAGCCGTCTGTAAGTGCTTTGGGCAGTGGTTCGCTATCTCAGGGCTAACCATTGTCGCCCACCATTTACAAGCCCTTGCACGCTGCCATCCTTGCGTCTCAAAGTCAAAGTAATCGTGTATCTCTTCAAGCCCATGATGGTATGTAACCCTCAGTGAGTTATTTTTGCTTCTGTGCGAGTAGTGATTCGAGTATGAGACTCTACTTATATTTACTGTCTGGATATTCCTTTCGCCATCCATTAGCTTACCTGTTGAGGCTTGAGTGCCATGACTGGGCGTAGTATCACCACCAAACTCAATAAAGCAGAATGGGCAGCTCTTATCAAGATATTTAATCAGCGCTTCGCAACTGTGACAGATCTTGAATGGTGTACGTTTTGCTTCCTTGCTTTGTTCTTTTGTTGGCGGAGGCCCAATCATATCTACCGGGCCAAATCGCTCAACATTCTGACCGTAATCCAGAACCATAGCATCCGTCTTACTCTCATGCGTCCGAAGCAATCGACCCAGCATCTGCATCCACAGAGATGAAGATTGAGTCGCCCTAAGTATTATCGCCAAGTCTGCATTCTTTGCGTTAAAGCCTGTCGTCAATGTTCCGACAGAAATAATCCAGCGTAACTTAAAGTTTCTGAAATCATCTATTATTCTTTTTCGCTCATCGGTATCTGTCTCGCCAACAATAACTTCTGCAGTCTCACCGCGACTCAGTAGCGCGTACCTTACTCTTTCAGCGTGATCGACACCTGACGCAAAAACAAGAATGCTGTTTCTGTTTGAAGCAAACTTCATTGCATCGTCTATTGCGGTATCAATAAGAAAATCATTGTTCATTAATTCCTGCATTGCCTTCTCATCAAACTCACCTGTCGAGCTAACCTTCAATCCTGAAGTGTCGGCGTAGGTTGATGTTGGTGGTGTCAACAATGGGCACAGAAATCCCTCATCAAACAGAGTTTTCATTTCAATCTTGTAGACTATCTTGTCGCAGATCCAAGTGCCCTCAAGCGTACCAGTGTTCAACTTCCACGGTGTGGCAGACATTGACACGATCCTAACGAATGGATTGTTTTTCTTTATGCCGTCTATGAATTTCTTGTACATTGATTTTTCTGATAGCGAAGCCCTGTGAACCTCATCAATAAATATCACTGATACGTTTTTAAATAAATCAGCCTGCTTATAAACAGATTGAATTCCACAAAAAACTAATTCACCGTTATGATTCTTCTGCCCGTAGGAGGCGCTGTACACAGATGTTTTAGCGTCAGGCCACTGCTCCATTAGCTCATCTTTATTCTGCCCTATCAGTGCCGTTATGTCGGTCAGGAATATCATTTGCTGATCAGACGCGAACTCATAAACACGCTTTGCTATTTCTGCCTGTATTAATGCCTTTCCACCAGCAGTAGGAATCCAGATTAATGGATTCCCACTATGGTCAAAAAGATATTCAATTACAGAATCAATTGCTTCTAATTGATAATATCTTGGTGTTAACAAATCATCCTCCTAATTTATTAAACTCTAACCTAAAGTCGTTTGAATTTCGATTAACAAGCTCGGTGCCAGACTCGTTGCGATAGTGAACGTGTCCTTCATCATCAAGATCCACGACAAAGAATTCATGCACAAGCTCTGGATTGTATTTATGGCACTCCTTAAACTCAAGCATATTTTTTTCATTTAAATCCTCTTTACCTAATGCACAGGTAGCGCCCTCGGTTGTAAAAGTTACGTGTCCGCAATTTCTGCAGTTGGGCTTACCGATCTCTTTGCCTTTGCAAAAGTCATATGCTTCACACTTTCCATTTTTCCATATGCACAGCGGCTTGTCAACAGCTAGTGACCATGCAGCCTGAGGCATCTTGTCTGTGGTGATGATGTGCTTGGCTTTATCTCTAAGAGACTCGAATACCTCACTATCAAATAAAGTCTCGCAGATAACAGTCCTGAAGTCACCTTTAGAGTTAATTCTTTCCCTGCCACCGTGAGCAGCAGCCATGAGTATGTGCTTATCTATACCACTATAACCCATATACAGTTGAGCTTGACAGAAGTATTGATAGCTCCACTTTTCTAAGGCTGCATGCTCATCCTTTACTATAAGCCTTCTGAGTTTATTTTGTTTCTCCCCATCCGTTGACTTTGCTTCCCATACATACCTATCGCCATCAATGGTGCATTCGCCATCAGAGTGTCCTTTTAGCCATGTCATGTCACTAAAACCAAACTGACTACCGTCATCAGCTACTGGCTTTAAGTCAAGCCCAGACTCCATTAGCCTATCAATCAAAAGAGCCTCAACATGATGTCCATCAGAGAAATGGCTGCTACTGCTGTATCCTATAAATGGATCGAAAGCATGCCTAAAATCAAGCCATTGCTTTCTTTCGCAAAATCCACCAAATGACGACATCCCAAGGTAGGTTCTTCTTGAATTCTCACTGTTTGCTTTTTTCTCCATTGACTCAAACATGTCATCTAGTATTTTTTGATGCTTCATCTAAAACCTCACTTAGCGATGCGCTTAATCCATAAAGCTCAATAGCTTTTACATTGTACGCTTCAACAGCAAGAGCTTGAGTTGAAAACATACCGAGAAAGAATTTTTCATTCTCTTTACCTATCTGTGAAAACCATTTATTTCCACTTGCCCAAACACCTTTAGTTTTTCCAAAACTTCTATTGTGATTTTGAACGCTATTGCCTGACCATCTGCAATTACTTTTGCAGTAATCCCCGCTTGAATCTATTCTGTCTATAGTCATTCCTTCTGGTCTATCACCCATGTCTTTATGAAATCCAGATAAGGTTAACCATTCATCACAAACAGATACACCAAGCCCTCCATACCTTTCGTACGAGTCGTTTTTTTTATTAAAGCACCTTTGCAGCATGTGATGCCAAGATGACTCTGTTCTGCTTCTGGCTAGCCCATGTTTTATTCTTGACTCCCGTTGCAGGCATCCGCAAGAACGGGTATTTCCACTGATAACTTTGTATTTATTTATTGATTTTATATTTCCACATATGCATTCACAAAACCACTTCGGGTATTTAGATTCATCTTTATGCAGAAACGTAAGCCTTCCGTATACTTCACCTTCGATACTTGAATTCATATCTTTTCCCCTTAAACAACAAAGGCCGCAATTAAGCGACCTTTTTATTATTTGCTACATCTATCGTCGAGCGAAAGCATTCCCTGCTTGGCTTGTTTGCGGAGCCATCCGTTGTGGTTGTGCTTGTCCCTGAGACTGTGCAGCGCCAGCTACAGGGGTCTTTTTGTATGAAGCGACCTTGGTGTCAGGCTCGCCATTGCTGTTGGTTCCCATCTTGGTTTTTACTGTCAGCATCTTGCCGATCAGGTTAATTGGATCACCAGCTTGCTGTGGCGTAAGGTCTGCTGCAGAGCACAACTTACCGTAAGTCAGCTTACCGATATTCTTTACAACACCGCTCTTATCTGTCCAAGTCATCTCAGTTACTTGGTCGTCTCGGAAGAACATGAATGTATCAAATACTTTCTTGTTGTCGAACTGGCCTCCACCGTATACTGACATGGTTACATTTACACCGTAGTTACCTGATGCGAACTGCTTGTATTCTGCGTTATCGACAATGACAGGGTAGTCTCCTGCAGGGAGTGGAGCGTAAGAGCCTTGGTCTTGCTCGTTTTGCTCGTAGATGTCTTCCATACCCAAATTTAAATTCATAGTCATTTTGTACTTCCTCTTTGTTGGTTGATGTAGAGATATTACATTGTGCAATATCTCCTGTCAAGCTAATTAATCTTTTTTATTCCAAAGATCAAGAATTGAATTGCAGTCAAACAGTAACTCATGCGGTAGTGAGGGTTGAGACCGGTTCTTAGCTAAGAACGCAGGCATCTCACTCGTGTACATGAATCGCTCGCCTTGACCGATTGCCTTGTTCTCCTTTGCTCCCATCTTCCCATCGATCTTTCGTACTATCTCACGAAACTTTGCAAAAATCAAGGCATCTGAATTCTTTTGTAGCAATCCAATTGCATCTTTATGTAGCTCTGGCATGTAACGATCGTAAGGCTCGTTATCAGGGTTACTGACAGTCTTGATCATTGAGTGACCAATAAGCCAGATATTGACATTAAGCTCGCTTCGTACCAGTGAGATCTTGTCGTAAAACTCTTGCCAGTATTTTAGTGCTCGCTTGTAACCACCACCGTAACCGAAGTCTTCGATGTTTGCTTTGACGTGCCCCTTATCATCCCCTGCTGCACAAACGTCTCGGTGGATCAGTGGCTCAAGTGCGGATGCTGAGTCAATAATAATATTCTCAAACCCAGAGTCTCTACCTTCGGTCAGTAGCATGTCCAGAATTCCCATTACTTCACCGAATGCTTGAAGCTTTACACTTCCGTCCTCGAATGTGTACTGAGCTACGTCAAGATCTGCTGTTCCGTCTTCGATTGGCAAGAAGAATGCGTTTGGCAGTGCAGCACACTGGGTAGTTTTGCCTATACCCGGAACACCGTATAACATGATGATCTTTTTATGATCTCGTGTACCTTTTTTTACTGCGCTAAAATCAAATGACATATTTTTCTCTCCTGTTTTATTTATTTCGCTATTATACATAGTTATTTATCTGTGTCAACAATGTTTATTTAACTTTCTACAAACTTTGCTGCTACCAGCCTGTGGGCCTTCCTTCCCTTGCCTTCTCCTTCCTCTATCAAGAATATATCTTGTGACTCAAGAATCAAGTAATTAAATATTTCTTTTCGCATATTGCTGTCCGTTGACTTAAACGGGTGAAGCTTCATGAGATCCTTTTTCATTATTCCTTCTGGGCCCATCTTCTCGATTACATTGTAAGCATCTCGGTATCGCTTATCAATAGAATTCTCAACCATCTCGAATTCAATGTATTCTATCAGCTGCTCAAAACAAAAGTCAACAAGAGCGATAGAAAAGTTAACGCTATCCAAACCAACTGACAAAGCGTATGGATCTTTTGACAATTCCATCGTCAAAGAGATACGCATAGCCTTCTCGCGGTTACGTACGATCATCAGCTCCAACCCATTCTTTCTCAGCTCTTTCTTTCGAGTCATAATATCGTCTTCATACGAGTCGAGTCTGTCAAACGCCTCAGCTGTAAACGGCAGGACGATAGGCTCCATTGGCTTGTCGTAATCGTTACGGCCTTGTGAATTCTTTCCTCGATTGTGGTGCAGTACTCTACGCTCGATCGTTTCAATCCATGACAGTATCTCTTGAGGTACAGCCCGAGACTTTGAATTCTTATTCATCTTCTGATCGCCTTCCTGAGCAAACATAACAATGAATCGATTCAAGAAACCATCACTAATCATCATCTTAGTCATTGACTCTGACAATTTATGTGGCGTAGTCATACCAAGCAGGCTAACAGACGGTCTGTTGATCGTTAGTGAGTTCTGCTCATCACCAGTCAGCTTATTCTTTAAGATCTCACTCAGGCTCGTGAAGGAGTCTGACGAGTAGGTGCTATCCTGCTTACTGAAAAGCTCCATCCAAGCTTTAACCTCAGACAGTTTGTTCTCAGATACATTCTTAGATCCGATTATCTGCATCCAGTGAGCCATTTCGTCTTTAAAGAACAAAGCTCGTGGCTCGCTGTATAGCTCAGTGATGATTGCACTCTTGCCGGTAACTTCACCTTTGATAATACTGCCTTGGTTTGCAGCCTGTAATATCTTAGATACGATTTTGTATGAGTGCTCCTTACCAGCGCCCGTCTCTGCAACGCTCATTGTGTAGACACTTGAGTAATTGTCAAAGTCAGTAGTGAAGTCACGACCGATAACGACAGCACACATAGCCAATGAAGCATTCAGTGATGGCATGTAGAGCGGGTACTGAGCAGTAGAGAGCATATAGCTAACAGAGTCACCCATCACACCTTTGATCTTTTGAAGCTCAGTAGGTATGTCGTTAAACTCGATGACCTTGCTCTCATCTTGCTTTTTCATTGAGAACTTCTCAGCGCGTCCCTCCTCGAACTTTCTTACGAATGCTGACAGGTCTATCTCATTACCGTAAGTCTGCTCCCAGCCGTTGTCATACGCCAGCTTGAAGATCGTACCTGCAGTTCTTGGCGTTGAAGTGTGGTTGGTGTTGGCAAAGGATGCCCACTTCTTTTCCATCGCTGTGCCGTCATGCTTTTGAGACTTATCACTCCACTCATCCCACAGCGCGTAGCCATTATCAGAGTTTGAGGTCTCGTAAGACAGTGCCATGCCGATGTTAATCCACACGTCATAGTCAGTGTTCTCATCGTTTGGTATAGCCTCCAGAGCCTCGCGTAGCTCGTCTAGGTTTGATGATCCAGCCTCGTATGCCGAGTCCTTCACAACATCTGGTCGCTCGATAAGGTCTAGTAAGGCTTGAGGCGCATCGTCAATACCACGGATGTTTGATTTATCGTGCTGAATCGCTTCGTATGAAAAGCCGCTCTTATGGAATGAACCACAGCCCACAACAAAGCTACCGGCAGACAGAAAGTCAATACCTTTAATTTCTTTCAGGATCTTAACAGTCTTAATGTCTTTGGACTTCTTAAAGTAAAAGTGCTTACCGCCAGAACCCGTCTTAATGACAAAGTTACACTTGGTCTCAATGTCAAAGCCAAGCATTGCGTTCAGTTCTTCTATTGCGTTCTCGTTATTTCTTGGATCGAAGTCAACAACAATATCGTCAGCCGTTAATACAATTCCGTAAGACTGAGCAAATATCTTCTGAGATATAAACGCCTCAATCTGATCCATAGATGGTAAGGGTGCCTTGCTCCAGCCTGTCATGCGCGGGTGCTTGTATTGGTTATTGCAATCTTCCATTCCGCACATGCAATTACCGTTTGAGTAAACCCCACGGATTGGCATTACATGATAACCGCAATCTGCGAAATCAAGAAGCCACTCCTGCATGGTTTCATAGCTCCAATTCTTATCTATCAAAATGCAACCTCCAAGTTAATCATAAATACCTACAATTCTTTTTATTTCAGTCAAGTCTTTTGGGTGCCAGAGATTATATACTGGAACTCCGTAGTCATGCGCTATAGATACCGCTGTAGCAGTTCCACCTTTAACTTTTTTTATTCCTATCGGCTGAGCATAGCAAATCAGCACCTGAGATGGGTTATCTAGTCCAAACCCAAGAACTTGATATGCGTTTCTAGCATGAAGAGCCTTCACTCCTTGCTTTAGACTTTCCCATGCCGGATGGTGCATTGATGCAATGTACATGGCCTTGTCGTAATTGTAAAGGCTTTTTGCATTTAAGTGAGCACCGCACGCTGAAGTATGACCATTAAACCCATCCCAAGGCAAATATATCTCAGTGTTTGCACCTGCCCCTACCTCGAATGCAGTGTCAGACCCAACAGCGGCACCTGAACGTACCACGTAGAGGTTTCTGGCCATCGCCTTAGCAATCATCTTCATCTCATTAAAGATACTGTCGGGGACTTCTCTAGCGCCTACCCCGGTGTAGTACTTAGGGCTACTCATTTGTAGCTAAGTTTGATAATAGAGTCACCTTCATTGCTTTCTGCGTCGTCCAAACCGTGATGACGTGTATAGTTTTTGCTATATTCTATACACTTCAGCATTGTCTCCCATGATCCGTGGTAGTCACCGCCTTCAATCATTACGTCACAGTCACCGTGCTGCCACTGCAAACCTTGTAGTGCGCTTATTAGTTCAGATGCCTTCATTGTAAACCTCCAATCTCTATAATCTTAGTTGACCCGCATACTGGGCAGTTGTACTCAGACATATCAATATCAGAGTAAGCATCGCAGGTCAAGCATTTTACACAAAAACCGTCTGGTGCGTTTACTGGCTTACTTGTCTCTGAGTGGAACCCAGAACCAGACCTTTGGGCGTGTTTTGCAATAAAGTTATTTTTCATCAATTCTTTCCTTTTTTTATAATGCTCTGTAGGCCACGAACTATAAGGGTTTGAGCCTCTGAAGTCAATTAAAAGAAAAAAAGGAGAATAAGAAGGATTAATCCCCCTTGGTATTTAGCCCCTCTTTCAAAATCTCAGAGAAAAAATTCTCCTTTTTTTCTTTTTATTAGAATCAGGGAAGAACCAATAGAATATAAGTAGTATTATTATTAAAAGAATGTATATATTATAGTACTTGTAGCCGTAGTTAGCGCTAACTTACCACTTGGTTTTTACGTCTCAATAAAAAAGTAGATTTCTCTTTTAAATTGATATTAATTACTTTTAATTAAAACATCTTGACTTTACAGAAAGGCAGTGGTAGTATCGCGTACATACACACATAAGGAGTCAAAAATGATTTACGCATCCATAGACCCCGGCATCGACGGAGCTATTGCTTTCTTTGAAGACAAAGAGCTTCTCTTCGTCAGCTCGCTCTCATACCAGATTTATGGAAAGAACAAGATACTGGAGTTGATCACCCACCTGAATGACATAAAGAATATCTTGGGATCAACCAAGAAGGTGGAGCGAGTAATTATTGAGCAGGTCGGTGCAATGAAGGGTCAGGGTGTTACTTCTATGTTCTCTTTTGGTGCAAGGTTCGGTGACGCATGCTCACTTGCTAATATGCTGACAAACGACATAGAGTTCATCACCCCACAGAAATGGAAGAAGGCGGTAGGTTTGATAGGTCAGGACAAAAAGCAGTCTGCCGTCATGGCTGCAAGACTCTACCCTAACCGGTCGGATAGTTTTGTTGAGAAGAACAATCGATGCAAAGATGGATTCAAATACTACGATGGACGCGGTGATGCAGTAATGCTAGGATTGGCAGCTAACAAAATGGGAATGGTAAAATGACGCACCAGTACATCGAACTCTGCAAAAGAATACTTGACGAGGGTGAATACATCTTCAATGAGCGCACAGGTAAAAATTGCCTTACGTTAATTAATGCCGACCTTGAGTACAATGTTGGGGCAGGTGAGTTTCCATTAGTGACGACAAGAAAGTCTTTCTATAAGTCTGCAATAGCTGAGATGATCGGTTACTTACGTGGTTACGACAACGCTGAGGACTTCAGGAACATAGGAACCAACACTTGGAATGCTAATGCAAACCTGAATGACGACTGGCTTAGTAACCCCACCAGAAAAGGTGACGATGATATGGGTCGGGTCTACGGTGTGCAGGGTAGGTCTTGGATGAGGCCGGATGGTGACTCCATTGATCAGCTTGCTAAGTTAATATCAAACCTCTCAAATGGTATTGATGATAGAGGCGAGATTCTTAGTTTCTATAATCCGGGTGAGTTTGATCTGGGCTGCTTACGACCTTGCATGCACACTCATACATTCTCATTGGTCAATGGAACGCTTAACCTGACAAGCTACCAGCGCTCCTGTGACGCCCCTCTGGGCCTTGTGTTTAATATGATACAAGTATACTTCCTGCTGGCGATCGTCGCTAGGATCACCGGTAACAAGCCCGGAATGGCATATCACAAGATAGTTAACGCTCATATGTATGAGGATCAAGTTGAGCTAATGAAGATGCAAGTAGAGCGTGAAGTTAAGCCTGCTGCTAGGTTAATAATTAACCAAGAGATCAAAACACTGAACGATCTTGAGACGTGGGTCTCAATGGACGACTTCTCTGTTGCAGATTACGAGCACCACAACCCAATCAAATACCCATTCTCAGTATAAGGAAAATATATTTATGATTAAGTTAATTGTCGCAGCGGATCTAAACGGAGCGATAGGCATAAGAAATAAAATGCCGTGGCATCTACCTGCGGATTTGGCTAACTTTAAAAAATTGACGCTAGGCAAGAAAATAATAATGGGCAGGAAGACTTTCGAAAGTCTGCCCGGAATGCTTCCGGGTAGGGAGCATATAGTTATCACGAGGAATAAGAACTACAAAGCGAAAGACTGTGTTGTCGTTAACAGCTTGAAAGAGGCGATCTATCATGTTGGTTCGAGTGAGGCTTTTATTATTGGTGGCGGTGATATATACCGACAAGCGATGGATATGAAGGTGGTCAGCAAGGTTCACTTAACGATCGTACACACTGAGCTAAAGAGCGCAGATACATTCTTTGATTTAGATTTTACTGGCTTTGTTCTCGTTGACGGAATGAAGAATTACGCAGACAGTAAAAATAAATATGATTTCACTTTCCATGATTTTATTTCTTGCGATTAAATAAATATGGTATTCTATAGTCTCTATTAACGAGAGGTAGCTTTATGAGTAAGAAGGCGCGTGTAACTAGAATTGAAGACTTCAAGCCTAAGTCTGGGATTGATACATGGGAATTATCTGACGAACAGAGAGACCTAAGAAGCATTATTAGGTCAAGCGATTTAACTCTTGTTACGGGTAAAGCTGGGGTTGGTAAGACAGCCGCTATTCTTTATACGTTTGCTGAAATCTACCTGAAGGATGTCACAAAAAATATTATTGTAATTAGAACCCCTGTCGAAGCTGGTATTGATAAGATCGGATTCTTGCCCGGTGATACACTTGAAAAGCTCGAACCTCACTTCGCACCCGCAAAGAAAATCCTTGAGCAGTTAATGGGCAAAGGGAAAGTTGAGTGTGATGTTGGTAAGCGAATCCATTTCAAGATCCCTAACTTCGTCCTAGGCGACACTTTTGACGATAGCCTTATCGTTATCAGTGAAGCACAACAGATGGCTCCAAACATGATTAAGCTCCTTCTAGAGCGGGTCGGTAAGGATTCAATTGTTGTAGTTGAGGGTGATGAGACCCAGTTGTACACAACAGGTGGTAGCCGTAACGGTCTAACTCATGCTTTTGACTTATTTAAAAAGCATCCTCAGCCCGGTATTGACTTCTTTGAGTTTAGTAATAATACAAATATGCGCTCTGATTTTGTTGGTCGAGTGAATAAAGTATATGAACTAGACGACTAACTTGACAATCTGTTAATTTTATAAGATAATCTCCTTCAAATAAAGCAAGGGGATTTTTTTATGTCTAAAAACAAAACAAAAGTAGAGGCTTTGGCGTTAGCAGACGATCTGTGCGGTAAGCATAGTGCCCATACTTTACAACAATTAGCTTCAACTCTTTTCCAAAGAACGCTTGACACAAAGCAGCGTATAAAATGGATGTCTTCAGAAGATGACATGCTGGCAACATTCTTTTACTTAACGTCAAAAGAAGAGTTGTGTGAAGCATTATCTTGTGATATGGAGTCTCTGTATCGTCGCGCCAGACACCTCGGTGTGGTATCACCTTCGTTCGACACAATAACAGCTATTGACTTATCTGCTGCTGTTGATTTATTCTCTGCAGGTATCGACCAGCGTGAAGTTCTTTCTTTCTTTGGTATAGATTCAGTAACTGTACCGGTAAGATCACTAACGATGGCAGAGCATTCCGGCATCTATGCCTCACTCGAAGATGCTCCAAACTACCAGATGGATTTATTTGATGAAGATTAAACTAACAGCCTTAAATCTAAGGGAGGCACTGTCACAGGTGTCTAAGATGGTCTCTAAGGGGTCTCACAATCCAATATTGACGCATGTGTTGCTTGAACTTAGTGATGGTTTTATTGAGTTCACTGGCAAAAACGATTCAATGCAGAAGACTGTGAAGATAGAATGCAATGCTGATGTTGACTGCTTTGCTATAGCTATTGAGTTTACAAAGCTTTACAATCTATGCAAATCTTTGCAGGATGAGAAGATAGTCACAATATCTATTGAAGACGAGAAGGCAAAGTTATCTTGTGGCAAAAGCAAGATAACATTATCAACGCTACCTGCTGCTGACTTCCCATCGTTTGAATCTGGAGAGATGAAACAAATTGAAGTACCTATAGAAGAAATAATTACTGGTATTGACTATGTTGCATCATCTGCCGGAAAAGACCACCCACGCCGCTGCGTAAACTCTGTCGTGTTGGCATCTGACGGTGTAACATTCGATGTGGTGGCTACCAGTGGTGCAAAGCTTTCTGTTTACTCTATAAAAAGTAACGTTGCACCAATGAGTATAATAATACCCATAAAAAGCGTAGCTGCAGTAAAAGAAGGGCTTATGTCATGCCTCACTGCCGGATACTGCAATAATTCAATCGTAATAAAAGGCGACAACTCAATATTGTACGTCTCTGTACTTGATGAGAAGTTCGTTCAATACAAAGCAGCCATACCGACTGGGGAGATAAGACATAAATTAACCTTCAGCAAGGAAAATATAGTTGACAGCCTCGGTAGAATCAGTATTATAGCTGATGACCCCAAGACAAGTCGGTGCTCAATAGACTCAAAGGCCGGTGTCTCGGATGCAATAATAGTTGGGAAGTTATTGTCTGGCAGTGGAAACCAGATAACAGAATCATTTCCAATTGACAATGAATCAGAGTATGATCTATCAGTATCTTACAATCCACAGTATCTTCTTGATTCAATTAACAAGATGGCGGAAGAGAAGGTTACTTGCAGTATTTACGGGGATAAGAAAATAATAGTTTTAAAAAGCGGAAACTTTACTAGCGTAATCACTCAAGTATTAATATAGGGAATATTATTTTGGATATTGAAGTCTTAGAGCCATTTAACGATCAGAAAGTAATCAACAACTATACCTTTCACTTAGACGAGGAAATTAAAGAGCCAAGATATTACAGAATGCTAACTGAGGTAATGGCATCTGCCAGCAAGGATGATTCTGTTTCGCTTTACATTAATAGTCAAGGGGGTAGTGCTGACGGCATGAACACAATCATAACCAGCATCGCAATGTGCGAATGCGGGGTTACAGGGATACTTACAGGTGATGCATCTAGTGCGGCATCAGCAATACTGTTAGCCTGTGACGAAGCTATGATTGCCGACATGGCGACAATGATGATCCATACCGCAGCATATGGTGCTGGTGGAAAGTCCACAGACGTTGCTTCAATGGTTGAGCATACTCAAAAGTGGATCGCTGAGTTTATGGAAAGAACCTACGCAGATTTCTTGTATCCAGATGAGTTTGAAAAAGCAATTAACGGAAAAGATGTATACCTTGATGCCCAGCAAATAGTCGAGCGTTTTGAGAATAGGGATAACATTCGCTTAAAAAAGATGGAGAGTGATCATTTAGAAGAGGAGATTATACAATAATGCAAGTCTTGGATGATAATGACTTTATTGAAATACTTAGGTTGACCTACAATGAGGGTAGGTCTTCACGGGAGGTAGCCGAGATTATCGGCTGCTCAAAAACAACCATTGGTAGCTTCCTCCGTAGGGAGGGAGGCTACAATGAGTTCTGGGAGAAATACGATGACAAGCCTGTCGCAGCTGGCGAAACAAAATCAAGACGCGATCAACTAAAAAAACTTAGCGGTAAAAGTTTTGTGATTACTTCTGCACAGAATAATACTTATGTTCACGATGGTTTTCTTAGTGCATTGAAAGTTTACGCAGAAAAGAATGACGCTGAAATTATTGTTGGTACGTTTCACTACAATAAGAACGCATACCAAAAAAGCGATTCTTACGACACAGAGTGCTGGTTTGATCCAAAGATTCGAGAGTACATTCTTGATGAGGATTGCGAGCTTGCAGAGTCCCTGATGTGGTGCGGAAGCCTAGACATTATACCTACTGCAGTAAACCCAATGACTGGCTTACACAGCTACACAGGCTGCTCTAGCGGTATATTTCCACACGCAAAGGTGCAGCTAGAATCTCTCCCTACTGGAAAGTTTTCGCCTGCTAAAATAATGTACGCGACTGGTGCAGTGACTCAGTTAAATTACATCCAAAGGAAGGCTGGTCAGATTGCAGAGTTTCACCATGTGTTTGGTGCTCTGTCTGTGACTATTGATGACGATGGTGATTGGTTTGTCCGGCAGTTAATTGCAGACTCAGACACTGGCTCTTTCCATGATCTTAATTATTGCTACGATAGTGATTCATTTAGTCTTACTGAGTCTATTGAGGCGATTAACTGGGGTGATGTTCACGCTGCAAAGCTTGACAGCTCAGTGGCTAACGCAAGCTGGCTAGATAATGATTCTATGCTTGACAAGCTAAAGCCAAAACGACAATTCCTACATGATATTTTTGACATGGAGTATAGGAACCACCACAGTATTGGAAATCACTACTTCCGATATAAAATGTTTGTCAATCAAACTGAAAGCGTAAAAAAGGAAATAGAATTAACGTCAAATGTGATTGCGTCAATGGATCGTGATTTTTCAGAAATAATTATCGTGCAAAGTAATCACGACTTAGCGTTAAAGAAATGGTTGTCTGAGCAGGACTATAGGAGCGACCCGGTAAACGCTGAGTTCTTTCTTGAGTTACAGCTTGCGTCTTATAAGGCGATCTCAGGTAATGACTCCTCCTTCGCCGTCTTTGAGTATGCGTGTAAGAGTTCAAACGAGGCGTTAAAGGACGTACTGTTTTTACGCGAAGATGAAAGCTATCAGATCGCTGGTGGTATTGAGTGTGGTCAGCATGGTCACAATGGCAATAATGGTGCTAGAGGTTCTGTGCGATCTTTACAAATATCTGGCAGTAAGTCCAACTCAGGTCATACTCACTCTGCAACGATTAAAGATGGCGTGTATATAGCGGGTGTAAGCGGTAAGTTGGATATGGGGTACAACATCGGTGGAAGTTCGTGGTCTAATTCACACATTGTAACGTACAGCAACGGCAAAAGAGCGATCATTACGTTGAGGGATGGCAAGTGGCGAGCTACAAATAAGTAGTATCCAAATTCCTTTCTGTTATAATAACAAACCCGGCTCTCGTCGGGTTTACTTCCTAAAAGGTATCAATAAGTGATAGAAACAATATTATTCAGCGCATCTTGGTGTGGGCCATGCAAGGCACTAAAGAAATACGCGAAAGAGAATGACATTAGCTTTAATTCAGTATACGATATAGATACTGAAGAAGGCGCAGAGCTATCGGCATTGCACAATATTCGGGGAGTCCCAACAGTCATTACTTTAAATGACAGTACCGAAGTAAGCAGGTTTACTGGTATGAATTTTGATAAACTATATGAAATTAAGGATCTAAAATGACATCTATTTACGACCAGCCAGAAGGTTGGATTGTTGAGTACCCTCAGTTTGCTGATCTGGCTGATGAGCAAATGCACACGTTCTGGCCTTGGGATGAGCCGGAAGTTGAGAATGACATTCAAGACCTGCGAGTCTCAGCAACGGAAGCTGAAAAGAAATCAATTGTAGATGTTCTTCGCCTGTTTACGCATTACGAGTTATTTGCTGGCGATGACTACTGGGCTGGCAGAATAATGAAAACCTTTAAGCGCCCTGAGATTCAGCGAATGGCTTCAATGTTCTCTGCTGTTGAGTTTAATTCTCATGCGCCATTCTACAATAAAATAAATGAGCTGCTGTACCTAGATAACGAAGAGTTTTACTCAAGCTGGAAAGAGTCTCCAGTACTCAGTAACCGAATGAGTTTTATAGGCAAAGCTGTTGGATCAAAAGACGACCTAATCAGCATTGGTGCATTTAGTTTCATTGAAGGTGCAGTGTTGTACAGCTCGTTTGCATTCTTAAAGCATTTTCAATCAGAAAAGTGCGGAAAGGATCTGATGAAAAACATCTGCCGAGGAGTTAACCTTAGCGTTGCAGATGAGAACGCGCACGCAGTCGGTGGTGCCTTACTGTACCGCGAGATACTGAAAGAACGTACCTCAGATGAGATCGCAGCAAGCATGAAGCTTATGCAAGAGATCGGTCGTGAAGTTTACGATCACGAGTGCGATATTATTGACATTATATTTTCTCACGGCGACATCAAAGGAATTACAAAGCAAAACTTAAAAGACTTTGTAGCGCACAGAGTAAACCTTTGCCTATCAAACCTTGACGCTGAAAAAATATTCGATGAAAGTAAGCTTGACGGCTTTATTGAATCTTGGTTCTATGAGAACATTAGCTCGGTACAGTTCCATGACTTCTTTACAGGTAATGGCAGCGAGTACAACATCAACTGGAAAGAAAACCGATTTGGAGACGTTTGGAAATGAGTGAATTTGAAGTAATTAGCGCAAAGCGTAAAAGACTGACGGAATCTGGTGAGGTGCCCGAGTGGTACACCACTCAAGGTCTGCTGATGTTTGAGCGTAAGTACGCATTTAACGGAGAAACAGTAAGAGAATCTTTCTTACGAGTGGCGAATCACTTGGGTGCATTAGTGCCTGAGATGGAAGGTGCTAAGCAGAAGTTTTTTGACCTGATGTGGAGCGGTAAGCTGGCCCCCAGTACGCCTGTTCTATGTAACGTTGGCACTGGTAGGGGTCATCCTGTTAGTTGCTCTGGCGGCTTCATGGGAGACTCTATAGACGAGTTCTATAAGAACCACCATGAGAATGCGATGCTTTCTAAGAAAGGCTACGGCACCTCATCTTACTTGGGTTCTATCCGACCTCGCGGCGATAAAATATCAAGTGGTGGTGAAGCGGATGGTGTTATCCCTCAGTTTGACTCTGCTATAGATGTTGTGCGGAAAGTATCGCAAGGCAACAATCGTCGTGGTAATTGGGCTGGCTATTTGGAAGTTGATCACGAGGACTTTTACGAGTTGGCTGGATACGTCCAAAAGAATCCTGCAAGCGCTAATGTGGGCTGGATATTTAAAGATGCTTTCATTGAGCGCCTAGTCGCTGGCGAGAAGGATGCTGTTGATCGCTTCAATAAGGTCTGTTACCTTCGCGCAAGAAGTGGTAAGGGATACATCTGGAAGTCTGACACTGCAAACAAGTTATCACCGCAGGCGATTAAGAATTCAGGCATTACGATTAAAGGTTCAAACCTATGCAGTGAAATTGCACTGCCACAGGATGCGGAGCACACCTTTAGTTGTGTTTTGTCCAGCATTAACTTACTGATGTGGGATAGCATTGAAGACGAAGACATTGAGTGGATGATTGTATTTTTGGATGCTGTTGTCACCGAGATGCTTAACTTAGCCAAGGGTCATTCTGGGTTTGAGAGAATAGTTCGGTTCACTGAGAAGTCCAGAGCATTGGGTCTTGGTACACTGGGTTTGCACTCTTACTTTCAGAGTAAGATGCTGCCATTCGATAGCTTTGACGCACGACTGCTGAACACGTCTATATACTCACGAATTCAGAAGTGCGCCATCAGATCTTCACAGAATCTTGCCAAGGTATACGGTGAGCCTGAGTGGTGCAAAGGTACAGGTATGCGTAATGCTACCACTATGGCCATAGCACCCAACACAAGCTCTGCACTGCTGTGTGGTGGCGTAAGTCAGAGTATTGAGCCATTGGTAACCAATGCCTTTAATCAGCCTACGGCAGCCGGTGAGATGACTCGAATGAATCCTCAGCTCGTAGAAACTTTAAAGGAAAAGGGCATCTTCAGTGTAGCGCTAATGAAGGATTTGGCGATGAACTTCAAAGGGTCTGTCCAGCATATGACTGAGCTTACTGACCACGAGAAGTTAGTATTCAGAACCGCATTTGAGATTGATCAAATGTCATTAGTGCAGATGGCAAGTTCGCGACAGAGATTCATTGATCAGGGTCAGTCACTCAACCTGTTCTTCTCTGAAGATGAAGTTGAGATAGCTAACGTCATTAAGGCGATACTGTTAGATGAGTACATTAAAGGAGCTTACTACCAGCGATCTATGCGAGGTGCGACAGGAAGCACTGGTGATTGTTTAGCTTGCGAAGGTTAAAAACTTGTTGACTTGAAACAAAGCCCACTATATAGTGGGTTTTTTAACGCAAACAGGAGTTGTTATGAAAGACGATTTAGGATTTTTAGTTGGTCAAGTAATAAAGGATATAAAAGGTCTGGAAAAATGGTCTGAAGAGGTGGAGATAAACACTGAGGATGGGCACTCTTATGTTTTTTATCACGAGCAGAATTGCTGCGAGAATGTATCCCTAGAGGATTTTGACGGTGACAAGCAAGACATTGTTGGTGGAATTGTTATTTCCGCAGATAAAGTAAGTAGTTCAGAATCAGAAAACTACACGAAATATGAGGACGAAGATAATGAGTGGACATTTTACAAAATAGAAACAACCAAAGGAGGGTTGTGGATGCGCTGGTTTGGTAGCTCAAACGGATACTACGGAACTAGTGTACATTGCTGGATGAAATCAGCAATTGATAACAAACCCACGCCATAGTGTGTTTTTTTATATGTGATAAAATGTTTACATGTTTCAACTATAGAATAGCTATATGAAAGATTTGAACCTAAGTCATTACCCTAGATCGGGTGACGATGCCGATATTGCAGCGATCAACACTGAGAATGATCTCAAGTTGGCGCTGTACAGGCACAAGATAGATCAGCATAACGATGAAATGCTGGCTACGGGCTTCTGTGCTTTCTGCCAAGCGCCTGTAGACTCCGGCAAATTCTGCCCTGCTGACATAGAATACGATTACTCGTGCGCTGTTGAATTCCAAAAAGAAAAAGACGCAGCAAAGAGAAACGGACGATAAAAACCTAATATTGACAAACCATATGATATAATTACTTGACATAGGTAGTTATTGCTGTACTATCTCTCTCGTAGATTCGTAAGGGCCTTTAGCTCAGTTGGTTAGAGCATACGACTCATAATCGTCAGGCCCCCAGTTCGAGTCTGGGAAGGCCCACCAAATTTACAAAGGATAAGCGTCTATAGCTCAACTGGATAGAGCACTCCCCTTCTAAGGGAGTGGTTGCAGATTCGATTTCTGCTAGGCGCACCAATTAATACTTTCAGGAGCTTATGTAATACATTAAAGGCTTTTGAATGGACGGCTACAGTTTTATTGAATTAGTTTCTGCGTTATGGCCGATATTAGCTGGGTTCGTGGGCTTAATATTTTGGCTAGCAAAGAGCTATGCCGACATCGAAACTTTAAAGGAAAAGGTAAGAGTGCTGTACGATCTATACAATAAGCAGGATAAGTAATCAGAGAGATTTGACATTGTTAATTATTAAGTATAGAATCCATTAGTCAGAAATGATTAGTGGATTTTTTATTAAACAATGATTAACACTGGAGGTAATAAAGTTGAGTAAAGCATGTGAGAATTGCTCTAACGCTCGAAAGCTGGTAAACTCAAACAGACCAAATCAGGTTGCGTGTAGACTTGGCAGGATAGAGACTCACGAGGAAACTCTTATTGAGTTACTTGAAGTAAAAGATTACAGCATGTACTTCAAGCATTCAAAACCTGAGAGCAAAAAGCGCGGTGTAATGTGTAGGGGTATACTTGTTCCACGAGACTTTAGCTGCAAGGAATATAAGGAGGATTGACATGAATAAAATTAAAACGTATGAGTTCTTTGAGGCAAAAAGCTACGAACCGGTTCTTCATAATAAGTTTATCTTTGTAAGTCGAATCAATGATAATTTGCACGTTGATACTTACAGTGAACTTGATGGTGATTGGGTATTTTCTGAAGTAAGAAACAAGAAGAACCAATTACACTCTGAAGGATTTAAAGAAGTTAAACTTGAAAGTCTAAAAGGTATTTAAATGAACGCTCAAGAATTTAAGGAAAAGGCAATAAACTTTAACAACGCCTTGACTGGATTTGGGCTTTACTGCCACGTATCCCATGATCGCAATGGGACGTGGTTTAGTTTCCAATACAGAGGTCAGGTTATGTACATATATAACTCTGAAGAATTGGGGCCAGTGCATTGCCATAACTTAGATTTAAATACTAGAATGAAAGAATCAAATAAATATGTAGGTGATGAATAATGATTAAATTAATTTTAAGTCTTGTTTTTTCATTGATTTTTATTTGTTTAATATTAATTTCTATTCCGTTTACACTTATTTTAAGTTTGTGTATTTCTCCGTTTTACCCTTATTTTATAGGCTTATATTGCAAGGCACTAGAAAGACATAATAGATTAAATCCGAATAATGTTTACAGTAATAAAATTTTATCTAAAAAATTATTTAACAAAACCAATAAACTTATGAAAAAAAACAGGAAATAAAAATGAATATGAAATTCTTAGGGTTGATTTTTTTAATTATTTATTCGCTCGCTGCATTCGGATGGTGTATGAATTTATATAAACTTTCTAAACTCGATCTTGCATCCCCGTATAAAGCTGAAGTCGTTCGCCTTATCGGCATTACTCCATTGGGTGCTGTGATCGGATGGATGGAATTAAAAGAGGAGGAAAAGCATGATTGAAATTGGTGACAAATACCGACTATCATCTGATAAATATCAGTTCATATTAGGTACGGCATCCAAGGGTACGCGCAAAGATACAGGTGAGGAGTTTGTATCGTTTTCAGACTCTTACTACCCGACGATAAAGCAGGTGATAAATAAAATCACGAGCGACAATTTAATGACTGGGTTGAATGAATATTCAGACTTAAAAGAATTGGTTTTATTTATGAAACAATCTCAAGCAGAAATGGTTGAGTTACTGAAAGGGGTAAAAAGATGAGCGCTGAAGAAAGTCAGCAGTATGACGCATGGAAATCAAATGCAGTTAAGGAATTAACAGCGTGCTTTGATAATTTTGAATTTGTTAAGCTGAACTCATTGTGCAGATGGTATTTGATGGATAACCGCATCGCTGTTCCATTCTTGAAATGGCTGTACAATTACCACCTCGACATGGAACTCTTTATTGCAATAGTAAATAAAGATAAAACAAATTGTGATTTTGAACCGCTTATTAGCGTTTACGTTGATATGTTCTTTAAGAAACAGCACTTCAATAAAATTAAATCAAAAAGAGGATAATATATGAATTACATTTCGCAAGAAACATTAGATGACCAAACACTGCCAGAGTTTAGCATTGGTGATGCCGTTTATAAAGGCCGAGAGCCATTATACCAAATATTAAATGTTGGTGGTGAGCCTCAGTACGTTAAAATCGTGAAGGGTATCCCATTCGTCAAGATTAAATCCTAAGTAATAAACTTCACTATTAACTGTTGACAAGGCAGTTAGTAGTGGAGATAATGGCCTCACCAAACACACACAGAGGCAGTAACCATGAAAACATTACCTTTTGACGAACGAATAGAGTGGCTTGAGAACCACTTTGCACACTTTATTCTTAACAATGACTGGAATGCCATTGATGAGTATGTGAGTGAGTGCGATGAGCTTGTCGGTTTGTCTTTTCAAGACTGGCTAGTGGATGATTGTGAGATTGAAATGGCTAGTGATATTGAAGCTGGGCTTAATCTTGGACGCCATGCTGATAAAGCTGCCGCTGATTACATTGATCACTTTATGTTATAATTGGGTAAATAGTAAAAAAAGAGCTTTAAGATGCGACCTAAGAAAACAATTGGAGAGCTACCAGAGGGATGGTATGAGACTATTGTCTCCCTTGGATCTCAAGGTAAAACACAATTGTCTATACACAAAGCCCTTGGAATCTCACAGAGCTTATTTGAGCGATTCAGAGATGAAGAGCCGGAATTTAAGCAGGCAGTAAAGGAGTTCCGAATGGAATCCTCACTGTTCTGGACTGACCTTGCCCGAGCCTATGCGCTGGGTGACCCTGACGTTATTAATCAATTCAGTAACTTCAACGCACTAAAATACAACATCCTCAACCGTCCCCATATCGGCTGGACTGACAAGCAGGTAGTTGAGCAGGAAACCGTTGTGACTGTCTCAGAGAGCGCTACAGACCTGTTTCATAAGATGATGAACGCTGATAAGAAGTAAGTAAAAGATCTGATACAAAGGGGCTTAGGCCCCTTTTTTGTTGCCTGAAATAAAGTTTAAATAAAGTGTTGCATTGTCATTTGGTTCATGGCATTATTCCCTTATCGAAACAACACAACACAGCAAATCAGGAGAAACACATGAAGACAATGAACTCTAACGAAGTAAACGAGATCCTCGCCCCGCTGCGTAAGTCTGGCAAGATGTTCTCTGTCACCTTCATCAAGAAGGACGACACTGAGCGCACCTTCTCTGGTGTACGCTTCGGCGTTAAGAAGCACCTACGCGGTGGTGTATCCACTATCGCTGGCAAGGCTGACCTAGTGGGTGTCTGGGGTAAGGATGAGTCTTACAAGTGTTTCTCTAATGAGCGCGTCTTGTCGATCCGAGCATCAGGATCTGAAATAGCAGCCGAATAAGGCTGCTCCACCCGGTAGGAGATTGAGATGAAAGTACTTAGGTCTATAGAGATACACGAAGAGGACGACGGCATGGCAAGTGCTGCTGGTGTCTATGTCTTACGTGGTGAGTCTGTGCATGAGTCTGGGTTCACTGGGCCTGAGTATTACGAAGTCGTGCCAACATCACCATATTGGTTAGTTAAAAAGGAAGCTGCTAGGATAGCTTTAAGGTATGGCGTACCAATTGTTGATTGCATTGTGTTAAACGCTGGCGTACCATTGTCAGAATCATTCGCTAAGATGGAGAAATAATATGAAAGCTTTAATTGATGACATTACTGGCTACTTATTTGAGTATCGACAGTCGCGCAGTGCAAACTATCGGTCAATGGCAATAGCTCGCCGGTTCAATCTTGAGAAGCCGGTCATAACTGAAGAGCAGGCATGTGCAGTATTCTATCTGCTTGGTGATGATCCTGTTCAGCCGATCATTATTGATATAGATCGAGGTCTGTATGATAAATAAGCTGCTGTTAGCGCTGACCTTGGTGTCAACGGCATCGTTCGGGTATGATTGGACTGATGTAATTGATGTGCCAGATCACTACATTAGAGATGTCTCATCTTCAGAGCTTACAGAGATGGAATGTCTAGCCCTAAACATCTATCACGAGTCAAGAGGTGAGGGTATTCTAGGTCGAAAGCTTGTAGCTCAGGTCACAATGAATAGAATGAGGCACCCCAGCTTCCCTGACACGCTCTGTGAGGTCGTGAGAGACCCTAGTCAGTTTAGCTGGACGAACGATGGCAGTACAGATCACCCTTACAACAGAGAGGCTTATGAGATCTCATACTTGATTGCCGTTGCGTATGTTGAGTTTGACTTCCATATCAAAATGAAATACTCTTCGCTGGTGCTTAACTATCACAACTTAGATGTTGAGCCGGGATGGCATGATCTAACCCCGGTATTGATTCAGGGCTACCATAAGTTTTATGTGAGGAAAAGGGACATTAATGAGCAATGACTAAATTAGATGAATTAAAGTTAGCGGTTGACGAAGCCGTAGAGGCTCGTCACAAAGCAGTGGACGATGAGTGTACCGAAGCGTGGCAGGTGGCTTGGGAGGCGTGGAGAATAGCTCACGATCTGTATATGAGCGAGTATTTCAGACTAAAAAAAGAGGATTGAATGATGTTATTTAAAGATGAACAAATAATGTGGTTTCCAGAAAAAGAAAACTTAATTGGCCGACTGGCAAATAAGTCGGAAAGAGAGATAGACTTAGAAATGCGTGACTCTGAAGTAATTATTCTCAGATTGCGAGATAAGCCAAAAGCGCCAGCAATAGGGCGGATTTTAATGCCTGTCATTATGATTTTCTTCCTTATTTTAATGTTTATAAAGTGGGTTATTACAGGGGAAAAGTATCTTGATTCTTGGTGTAAGAAGTTTAAATTCTTAGATTCCTTGAGTGAGTTTGCCGGGCTTAAGGATTGAATGATGAGTAAATTAGCAGATCTGAAGATTAAGCTAAACAATGCTTACACTATATCAAATGAAGCATACGATGAGATGGACTTGGCTTGGGGTGTTTTGCGACCTCGCGATACTCAAGGTGATGCTTACGATGACTGGTGTGAGGCTAAGGCTAAGTGGGATGACTCCTACGACCTGTGCAGTGAGCTTCAGGCTGAGTATGATAAAGAATTAGAGAAATGAGAAAATAATGCTTGCGTTCTTTTTATGGCAGAAGTATGATTTACTTACTTTCAAAAAGACAAGAGGAATTAGACATGACAAGCTTAACTAAAGAACAGATTGAAATTATATTAGACGAAGCAGAGCACGCAGCTTATGAAGCTGCTGGCAATATGTACCGAAATAATTTTAACAGTAAAGACGGTGGCATGTGCGGATTTGCTTGGGTGACTATAACTGGGTTTAATGGTTATAAAATTAAAGGCAATACAAAGATGGGTCGTACCATGAAGATGGCTGGTGTCAAGCAAAACTATCGTCGATCATTTGAAGTGTGGAATCCTAGTAATTTCCCAGTTCAAAGCATTGACATCTTATATGAAGGTGCATTGGCTTATTCAAAAGTGCTGAAGCGTCACGGGTTTGAAGCGGATGCAGGAAGCAGATTCGATTAATAAAAGTAAAATAATGCTTGCACTCGTAACTGGGTGCCAGTACTATCACTGTATTGAAACGAAACAGCAAGCCAACGGAGAAATACAATGAAATTATCAATGTACAGCAACACGGCAACATCGAACCTTATACGCTACGGTGTTAGTCTTTCTGATCTTGGTGATGATCTATCCTTGGCTTGTGGCGATGCGGCCTACAGCGCTTGCATTCTTGCTGGTGATTGCCTTTCGATAATAGAGCAGTATGAGAACAGTGTAACCGGAGAACACCAGAACCAAGACAAAAAAGAGTATTTGCCTTCTGATTGGCTATCTGCTTTAAAATCACACGCCTACTCTATTGCGTTTGAAGTTATTCAAAATCAAACTTTAGAGGCACTGGAAGAATACGAAGCAGCAACTAAAGCAGCATACAAATTAGCAACTTCTAAAGGGGAATCATAATGACTTACTTAACAGATGCACAGATCGAAGAGATGGCCGAGACGGCCCTAAGCTCTTATGAGATGGCATGCTCTTGGGGGCCTGCTACTCAAGCAGCTCTTGAGCACTCACTTGACGAGTTTGGCATCAAGCCAAGCAAGTCAGCAGTGCTACTAAGCGTTAAGCTCGCCAAGCTTAAATGGCATGCCATATCAATCAAAACCAAATCAATACTGGAGTCTTAATATGATTAAGCTAACGCTATCCGAAGCTCTTGAAATGCTGCAAAATACAGAGCTTTGGACTGTAACTAAAACATTTCAGGTGTTTGACGTAGCACCGAGAATGCAAGAGATATTCTGTGATGACCATTCCACCCATGAAGAGATCATGCAGGTATTTGGTGAGGGTGAAGTGTTGGCGGTCAATGGTGATATTAAGATCCGATACACAGAGTCATGGTCTTATGATCAGGATGATAAAGACTCGCTCCATATGGAGATGCTGGACAGTGATGCATTGCAGATTGAAGGTGCCGAGCTGGTTGATGAAGATGGCGACAGTCTAAACTTCTCACAAGAAATGTGGCACGAATGGTATAACCTGCCAAAGGTGTTCTATGATGTGGATTACAGCTCAGTAATGGAATCAAACCTATGGTTTTTAAATAAGTGTTGACATGGTGCTGGACTGGGCTTAATATGGGTCAACTTCAACAAAGCAAGAGGAAAGCATCATGAATAAGCAAAACTGGTTTGAAACATTGAACGCAGCACTAGAGTCAGAAGGTCTTGTATCAAGCTGGACTTCAACAGGCTCTATGAGCTACGGAGAAGCGCTGCGTTACACGTTTGAAGATGGCTCTCGCAATGGTCGCCAAGTTTGCTTGTATCGCTCAGACAGTGGCTTATATGAGCGCCCTGTTCATTACCCGCGATAATTCTTGACATTGATTCCCGCCTCCTTATAATGGAGGCATAACCCATAAATAGGAACTATCAATGAGACTTTCAAAGACATCAGCAGTAGGCATCTTCAAAGAAGAGATTGAGGCGTATAAGATCAGCAGTGGTAATACAGTGACAAAGGATACCCTGATTGAGGCGTGGGATAACTACACAAAAAGACTATACATTGATTGTTTTTTGAC